GGCTTTCTACCATGGCACGATTGAAAAATCAGCGGACTATCTGAGCCCGGATGAGTATGAAGAAGCAGATGACGCAGGAAAGAAGCCTGTTACCAGCGATACCATCAAACAGATTTTGCAAAAGATGAGCGTTTGTGTACGGCTGAATCAGATCACCGGAAAGGTGGAAATCGAGGGCATGCCGCCGCAGCACTCTAAGGGAAATGCTGCAAATGTGCTGCCGGTACTGGTCAACGATTATCTGACAAAGCGGCGGATGCCCTGCGCTAAGCAGACACTGGATGACTGTCTGGTGCTGATCGAGGATGAAAACCGTTATAATCCGGTCGAGAAGATGTTCGAGTCCACCCAATATGATGGAATCGACCGCCTTAAAGAACTGGCAGAGATTCTGGGCGTCGAAGGAAACAAGACGTATGTCCTGTATCTGAGAAAATGGCTGCATCAGTGTGTTGCAATGGCACTGAATGATGAAATGAGCCCTTACGGTGCAGATGGTGTTCTGGTCATTCGTGGGCCGCAGGGCGCAGGCAAAACGCTGTTCTGCTCCAGAATCGCGATGAAGGCAGAGTGGTTCGCAGAGGGTGTCAGCATCGACCTTGACAAAAAGGACACAGTGATCCAGGCAACCAGCGTTTGGATCGCGGAGATGGGTGAGCTGGACAGCACCTTGAAGCGTGAACAGCTTGCGTTGAAAGCGTTTGTTACGGCATGCTGCGATACCTACCGCCAGCCTTATGCCCGTGTTGCTACTACCAAGCCACGCCGTACCAGTTTTTGTGCAACGGTCAATCCGCAGGAGTTTCTGAACGATGAAACTGGCAGCAGACGCTGGTGGGTAGTTGAGCCGACAAAAATCGATTGCCAGAAGCTGAAAGAACTCCCGGAATGCTGGTTCCAGCAGATGTGGGCACAGGTGTACACGGAACTGTATCTGCCGAATCCGCAGGGATTCCGGCTGACGGAAGAGGAACGCACTAAGCTACAGGCAGACAATGAAAAGTACAATAAGCCGCTGCCGGGTGAAACGGAGATCCTTGATAAGCTGGCGTGGGATAGTCCGGTGTGCCAGTGGGATTGGTATACAGTAACTGAAGTGCGAGATAACCTTATGTTGAAGCCGCTTACAACATCGCAAATCGGAAAGGTGCTTAAGAAACTGGCCGAAAGAGATGAGCGGATCATGACCAAAAAGCCCAGCAACAAGAGTTGTTATTATCTGCCACCGATGGATAAGAACGTGAGATTTTATCGCCATGTCGATAATTTCAGGCCGGCCTTGGCAGATGTGGACACGCTGGAAGACGCCAGTGCGCCGAAGGCGAGTTAAGAGAGTATTAGGTTATATTAGGTTGAAAATCTATATAGCAGAAAAAGCTGATAAAGTAGTGGTACTACTATACTATAAGAAATATAGAAAGAATAGGAAACTACTCTAACATTCCCCTAACGGGCAAGCCCTGATGGAAAATCGGAGAATACAGTGTTGGCCAGTAAAGGCAGAAAGGAAAATGCGATGAGAAGTGCAAAAGAATATCTGGAGCAGGTCAGAAAGCAGGCAGATCGTGTGGAAGACCTGAAGCAGGATGTCCAATATCTTGACGACGGCATGGCCAGCATTGGGAGTACGTCATTTTGCAAGACAGATGGACATTCCGGAAGTCCACAGGCAGGGTTTGTGCTCCTTGTGGAACGGAAAGATGCAAAGCAGCAGAAGCTGGATTTTGAGAAGAATCATCTTGCCGAGCTGATTGCACATGCAGATGCTGCAATCGATACAGTGCCAGATCCGAAAATGCGCCGAGTGCTGAAGCTGTATTATCTTGAAAACCTCAGTACGAAAGAAGTTGCTGAGAAGATGAATTACACAGTTCAGCATGTCAATCGTCTCATGAATAAAGGTCTTGAGATGGTACAACTTCCGGAGGACGAGGTGATTCCAGCCTAAATATTGCGGAGAAACACAGCGAAGACCAGTGAACCGGCAACAAAGCAGCAACATAAATATGATGATAGAACGATTAAAAATGAACTGTTGCCAATGTTGCCAGTCAATACCCTATCTTTTATATACTATTTACTTTTTAGTAGCAACAATAGCAACGAGAAGAAATAGATGGATATGAAAAGAGGGAAAATCATCGAATTGCAAATGGACTTCTGGATTGTTTCCGATTGCTCCGTGAGAAACTAACTGGCAACACACCAGCAACAAGAAAATAGAGCAAAAAGGAAACGGGATGTGGGGATTTAATGTTCTGAGGGTAATGTGCAACGATTGAGCTTTCTCAAAAAGTGGAGAGCAGATATTCACGAATGTTCAACGATGTTACGACTGAAATGGTTGCACAAGCGTTTTCGGCGTGGTATTATTATACTGGACAAAGAGAAAAGAACAGTCCACAAAAACAGAACACAACAACGAAGCCTTTGCAGGGTAAAACCTGTGAGGGCTTTTCTATTGCCCGGAAGTATGTGAGCATAGGAGAGGTGAGAGGTATGCCCAGAAAAACGTTAAAGCCCTGCAAGTATCCCGGCTGCCCAAACCTGACGGATAGCCAATTCTGCCCGGAGCACCGGAAGAAAGCAGACAGGGACTACAACCGTTTCTACCGTGACCCTGCGCACAAGGAGCGGTACCATACCGCCGCATGGCATACGATCCGTGCGGTGCAGCTGGTGCGGTATCCGCTCTGTGAGATGTGCATGGC